ATAAGCTGTCATAATTTCATCTGACATAGCCTCATAACGATCAGGATCGGTTTGCATAAGTTTAATAATATCGCTTCTACGATACTTCTTTTTAGAAACAGGTTGATTAGAACCATCACTACCTACATCGGCTGCTTTTAATTGTGCTTCTCTATCTACTTTAGATGTTTCAGCTACCTTCTTGCTAATACTTTGCTTTTCTTTCCAGTTAGCTAATAACTCTTTAGCAGCATCAAAATCATAATCTACTTCAGCTCTTGTATATAATTCTGTTCTAACTCTAGAAGACTTTATCCATTCCGCAAACTCAGGTGCTGTAACTATTTCCTGTACATCTGGAAACTCAGAATTAATTCTATTTAGAGTTTCAGCCCGTTTCATATTAAGAGCAGCATCTTTAGCTTCCTTAATAGCAGGATGTTTATTAACAGCGTTATCTATTGCTTTTTTAGGATTGTCTAAATAATCCTCTTCTTCAATTTCTGTTTCAGTAGTTTGTGAATCTTTTGATGTTTGAGTTTTTATAAAATCGTCTACCACTTTTCTAAGCTCACCTACTTCGCCACCTTGTCTACCAATTAACTTTTCAGCTTCTTGGTGCATAGACACAATGTCTTTTAGGGACTTGCCTTTGTACTTCTCTGGTAGATCATCCTCTGGTTTAGTTTCCTCTTGAACCTCAGCTGTTTCTACTTCAGGTTGTTCTGTTTCTTCAGACTCCTGTTGTAAATCATCTAAGGAGGAAGCCTCCAATTCATTTTCTAAAACTTCATCAATTAACTCTGCCATATTATTTCTCCTGTGCTATAAGCATTGTAGGAAAGAATTACAAGCGGCTATTCTTGTTTTTTCTTTTCTTCTGCATGTTTTTGTTTACGCTTTTTATCCCAAGACATTGCAGCTCCTGGAAAGCTTCCTGTTATACCCTCAAGATAGAAGTTTGGAGAACTGATAAGTTTGTCAGCCTCTTTTCCACATTTAGGACATTCATATGTTTTTGTATATTCTGTTAGCTCTTCAAAGTAATGGTTACAATGAGAGCATTGAAACTCAAATAGTTTCTTCATTTTGTAAATCCTCGTAGGTTTGCTCAGACACTTGTTTAAGTGTTAGAATCCATTGAAGTATATCTAACTGACCTTTTCTTTTGTGAAAGTCCTCAAAAGTTTCTGCTGAATTGATTTTATTGTAGGAATCAAATATCTCCTGTACATCTTCAATAAAGTCATTCCAACCTTTTGTAGACATTGTATTAAATCTTTCTTCATAATATTTCTGTAATTCTTTGTCCATTATAATAATTATACCATAAAATTATAAAAAAGTCAAGTTATTTTTTAGACATTTGCAACTTAACAATTTCTTTGTTATCTTGCATATCTGCCTTCTTCATATCAAGAGCTTCTTCTTTAAGCATTAACTCAGCTATTTTAACTCTACGATCAAACTCAATTGATAGTTGATCATCATCATCAGGTAAGTTAGTAGATAAAGCAGCCATTAGTTTAGCCTGAGCTACTTGTGGTTCTACTTGAGCTTCAACCATATGTTTAGTAGCTAGAGCTTCTCGTTCTTTAGCCTCACTCATAGTCTTAGTATTAGTAGCTTGAGTAGTTTGCATAAGCATTTGCATCTGCATTTGTTTCTCTTGTTGCTGTACTTGTGCTTGTTGCTGACTAGACTGTGCTAAAGATTGTAGGATTTGTTGTTTATTACCTAAGCTAGAGTTTTCAACAATACCTTGTAATAAAATAGGTACTACAGGACTATTAGGTCCTAGTGTTTTAAGTAGATTAATGAATTGCATTTGCTCTACTTCACGAGCTAGCATACCTAATGTAGAGCTAGGCACAAATTTCCAGTCTTGTACTGGGAAGTTTTCAGGATCAAACTGCATAAATCGCCAAGCTGCCTTTTCAATAAAGGGCATAAGGAACTGATCTTGGAAATTTACAAGTGTTCTTTTGTTTTTCTTTAAAATACCTGATAAAGATACCGATAATTCTCCACCAACAGGTTGAGATTGCATATTAGCAGTATCTAATGTACCAGTAGCTTGTAAAAGCATGCTTTCAAAGGCTTGTGCTGTCTGTATATTAGTACCATCTGTAGCTCCAAACTTAAATGGCATAAGAATCTCTGCAGGATTACCATTAGTTAGTACAGATTTACCTGGTCTAATCTCTAATTTACTTCCTCTTGGTAAACGAGTAGCATCCATACCCATCATAGGTACTGTTGTTAGTGCTAAACTATCTAAATGACTACGTAATTGAGCATCTATAGCTTTTTGCATGTTATAACCTTTCTCTGCAACACCTCTACCCCAGAATCTGTTAGGTACTGTGTCATCTTGATAGGCTATAATAGGTCTATCTTTCATCATATAAGGGGATCTAGTAGCTTTTAGTAGTCCTGTATCATTACCAATAACTACAACAGCTTCTACTAAGTCACCATACTCTTCCATTAGATCGGATACATCTTTATCTTCTTCAAATAAATCTGTTATTTCTGATTCTTCATTATCTAAAAGACTTTCAGGTACTAATCCATAGTAACGAACAACTTTAACTTTGTCATCTGGATATTCATCATCTATCCAACTAGCTTCTAAGTCATTGTCAGGCGTAGACTCATGAATAGGTACATCGTTATAAGAACCTTTTTTGATTTGTTCTGCTACTTTATGTGCAGAAACAAACTCTTCAATAGCTACACCCATTGCATCTTCAATAGATGTTGCAGTAGGATCAATAATAAAGTTTTGAGGACTAATAGGTTTAAGGATAACATTAACTTTATCTTGTTCTTTTGTACCAATAGCTACTGAGTCTAAATCAGGCATATCTTGAGTAGCAGGTACAAGCTCTTTAGTTTTCTTTAAAAGAACCTCACCAATACCTGTACCATATATAGAAGCCATAAGTACAATATCACCTACAGCCTTACGTACTTTATTCTTTTTAAAACACTCTTTCATGTAATTTTTAAGATAATCAATATCCTGTTTATTAGGATCTTTCATATCATCTTCTATATCAAATAGATGATTACCTTGTCCAAATACAGCTTCTTCTATTTCAGCAGTATGATTTTCAATGGCTTGTTGTAAAGCTGGTGAAGTAATACGGCTACGTTCAGAGTCTCTTAACCTATCCTCTGCTGCCCACTCTCCTCTCCAAAGTCTTTCGTATTCTTTCCAATCTTCTAAGTAGTTAGAGTCACGATGATCTCTCCACTCTTCTAGATTTCCTAGAACCCAGTTTACTAATTTACTTTGTGCCATAATTTATCCTTTTATTAATATCCTGATACCATGTCAATAACTTCAAACTCCTCCTCTTCATAGTCTCCCATGAAGTCTACTACTTGAATTTGATCAATATATGCTAAGGCATCAACCAAATCATCATGCAACTGAGCATTTGGAAAGTTAACCAGCTGATCAATAAACTCATTATTCCAATCACCAGGATTAAGTGTAACCTTTCCATGTTCAAACCTTCCTTGTAATGCCCAAATAATTCTATCTGATTTCTTTTGGTTTCCATGAGTACAATCATCTATTCTAAAATACTGATTATACTGTCTCATTAAATCCATTAGATAAGGAAGAGCAGCATTTTTTAAAGCTCCTTTTTCTATACCCACTGTAGTAGGTTCATAATCTATTACAGCTTTTATAATCTTTTCACAGGTCATTTTAATATCCCAACGACCATGTATAATGTCAGCTACCCACCATCCTCCTTCATGAACTTTAACAACTGCAATAGCTGTTTCGTCAAGCCTTTGATTTTTGTTACCTGCTGTTTTATCAACAGAAGCAAAACCAGCCAAGTCAACAGCAATAAAGTAAGAGCCATCAGAAGGTTCATTTTCATCTATATGTATCCAATCCTCTTTAAATAAATCTCTAGAAGCGGCTTCAAAAGAAGCCAAAAATTCCTGTCTGAAAGCGAAGGAACTCATAGAGTTCTTTGCCGCTTCAATCTCAGACTCAGGGATTAAAGGATTGTCATAAGATGAGTAATGAAAGTTAGTCCATTGTTCATCTTTACCACTTTCTGCAAACTTGTATAGCTCATAGAAGTGGTTTCTACCTTTAGGTGTTCCTATAAAAAGAGCACCACCTTGTACATCTGCTAGGGCAGGTCGTAAGATCTGCTCCCATACGTTAGGCTTAATGTCTGCGTATTCGTCAATAACCACAAAGGCTAAGCCTACACCCCTTAGAGTGTCAGGTCTATCTGCACCTTTTAAGTAAATTTTTCTTCCATTTACCAAAGTTATCACAGACGTATTCTCATGTGTATTAGCTATGAGTTCATGACCTAGTTCTTTGAGCAAACCCCAAAGAATGTCACGTGCCTGTTGATATGTTGGTGCTACATAGAATACATCTTTAGAGTCACTCTTTAGTGCTTCTATAAGTAGCATCCATGCTGCTAACCTTGACTTACCAAATCGCCTACCTGCTGCAACTATCTTAAATCGGTGGTTATCATTAAATACTTCTTGTTGCTTCTCATGAAGCTTAACATCTAAACTTGTCATCTATTTCTTTTTAGTTGTAGCAATAATTTTACCTGCTGCTAATGTTGCAGCTAGTCTATCATCTTTTAATAAAAGATCACGTATCTGTTCTTCTGTTCTAGAGCTTAAGACCTCTCTTGCTGATTTTTTTTCTTGTGCGTACTGATGGAAATTCTTTTCAAATTTAGGTCCAAAAATAGCCTTAGAGTTTTTTAATAAATCTAGTGCAGTTTTAGGTTCTACTTGCCAGTAAGATCTTGCTGGTCCATTATCTTTTTGAACTTTTGTTTTATATTGAGATTCTATTTGTCCTACTTTACCTAGCATATCTTGTATATCAAGTTTAGTATAACCAGAGTCCTCTTCAAAAATAGTTGCTGCTGTATCAATTGCAGGTAGAGCATCTTCAGGCACTTTCCAATTAGTACTAAGTCTTCCTATAGCTAAAGAGTTTTTTAAAAGACTATTGTCTGTTTGATAGTGAGGACCCCAAATGTCATTAACAAACTTATGGTCCTCATTATAGTTCTCTTTAAAGTCTTTATAAATTTGCTTACCTTTCTGCACTATAGTTTGCATATTAAAACCATCGCTAGGAACAGTACTACCTGGAAACTTGTCTGCTCCATAGGCAGTGCTAATAAACTCAAACTTAGCCTTAGGACTACTTGGCATTAAACGCTGTTGTTCTAAATTAGTATCTTGCATATCATAGGGCATAGTCTCTGCCTCGTAAGGAGTGGGTTCTACTTTCTTAGGTATAATAGCCATAGGAACAAATGTTTCATCTACAGGATCTACTATAGGTGCATAACCATAAGACAATAGATTCTGAGCACGCTTCTGTGCATTTAGAGCATTTACTACATCTGGGTTATAGTCATCAGCCATTCTCTTCCTCAAATTCAGCATCAATAGGTTCTCGCTCTATGATTGCTTCATCTACTCCTGTTATGTTTATTTGTATAGCATTACCTTGAGACTTAGCTTTACTGATATAATCTGCTGGAATGATTCTATCCATGACAATCTTAAGGCATGTCATCTGATCATCATCTCCATCGGTAAGAGCTTTATCTAAAACCTT